TGTTTGGGGTTTTGTTGTCAACACTGACAACGACAAAAAGTTCAAGAAGGGTGATCTTCTGAAAGCCGCTGGTTATTCTGCTCCTGCTCGTAACTTTGCAAGGGGTAATATCCTTGAAGGTGGTTACAGAAGTCCTTGGACGGGAGCTTAATTCTATGAAAATATTTCTAATAGTTATTGTTTTGTTCGCAATTGTTTTACTAGTTGGGTATCTTGAAGACCCTTGTGCTGTTGAAGGATTAATGGCGAATTGTGCAAATTAATCCTTGACAAACTCTATTGAGTATGATATACTATGTATATAATGAGAAATAAGAAAGAGGTTATTATGAAGTTAGGAACAAAGATTATCGGTGATTTCGGTGCAATGATTCCATTGTGGGAAGGTGAGATTGTCACTATTGATTCTACTTATGGAAGTGCTTTGGAAGAAGCCAAGATCAAGTGGGACGATAATTCTCACACTTGGTTGTTATTGAGTGATATTAACTCTCCCCCTACCGCTAACGGTTCGTCAATTGGATACTATACAGAGGAGGCATATTATGAGTAAAATGAGTGATAATTTGGATACTATACAGAGGAGGCATATTATGAGTAAAATGAGTGATAATATGGAAATGGTGGCAGTGATACAGTCTACCCTTGAAGATTCTCCAAGGACTGTTGCAATGGTTGAAGTAAAAAAGTCTGAATCTGTAGAAAAAAAATGTGAAGTTGCATTTGTTAAGACCAACACAATCACCAAACCTTGGTGGCGTAATGAGGGTGTTACTCCTATGTTTCCTGAGAAGACCTGTCGGTCAACGAGTGTTGGTGATATGGTACTAATTGGTAAAGACAAATTTAAATTTGAAAATTCTGGATGGAGTAGATGGAGTAAAGTATAATGAAGAAGTATAAACACAGTTACAAATATTGGTTGGGTTATATTGTTGGTACAATCGAAAGATTTACTAAATGATTAAAGCAATGTTAATAGTTGCAAGTCTGGGTATCAATACAGAGATGCCCGATATGGATTCTTGTTTGAAGGCAAGAGCTGCAATCTCATCTCAGGATGAATCAATTAAATCCTTGTGTATTCCTAAACAAAACGAAACAGATAAAATGAAAGAGATGTTTGAAATTTTCATAAATATTGTTGACCGAATAAAGGAGATGGAATATAATGAAGAAATTGGAGGTGCAAGTGGATATTACTATGACACGTATCGATAATGCTAGAGTTGCTCTAGATAATAGTAAATCTGAATGGGCAAAGAACTATTGGGAAAATATTTTGGGTTATATGTTAAAAGTAGCTAACAGGAGAAACTAAATAGTGTCATGGTAACATTAACACATCGTGCTAAAAAGTACATGAAAAGTGTAATTTATAATGGAGACTATGTGTCCCTCAGTGTAAAAGGTGGGGGATGTTCTGGTATGCAATATGTATGGGATTTAAAAAATAATCTACCTAACGTTACATGGTCAGACCCTATAGAAGACGTATTAGTAGTCGATTCTTTAGCTGAAATGTATGTTATGGGTAGTGAAATTGATTATGTAATAGGACTAGGTGGTTCTTATCTTGAAATTAAAAATCCTATGCAAAAAAGTTCATGCGGCTGTGGAGAAAGTTTTGGGGTTTGAAATTTTTAAATACAAAAATGAAAAAACTCCTAATTACAATTACACTATTAGCATCACTTACGATGACAACTTCTTGTGCATTACTAGTTCCGATACCTTGGCAAATTTCAACAGTATTAACGGCTGGAGATGTAGTATTAATTAGCAAATCAGGGAAAAGTGGTACTGAGTATATTGCTGAAGAGATAACAAGTAAAGAATGTCAATGGATTAGAATTTTACATTATGAAAAACCCTGTATGAATAAAAAAGAATATTTAGATTATCTTATAGATATGAATTGCAAAGAATATGGGTGGAATTTAATTGGTTTGCCTGAATGTAAAGGAAAATAAGATGCATGAATATAAATGTACGATTTTAAGAGTAGTTGATGGTGATACAGTAGACGTAGATATTGATCTAGGATTTGGTGTATGGTTACGTAAGGAACGGGTTCGTATTCTTGGAATTGATACACCAGAGAGTAGAACAAGAGATTTAGAAGAGAAAAAGTATGGACTAGCTGCAAAGGCCTTTGTTAAAGACATTCTACCAGCTGGAAGTAATCAGAGACTAATTACAGAGAAAGATAAGACAGGTAAGTTTGGTCGTATACTAGGTAAGTTTTTAGTTTACTATGCAAAAGAAGATAGAGAAATGCATTTAGGTGAGATAATGATACTTGAACATCATGCTGTTGAATACTTTGGTCAAAGTAAAGATGATATTGCAGAGCAACATATAAAGAATAGAGAATTTGTACTATTAAAGGATGTATAAAATGAACAAAAATAATATTTTGATGGTATGTCTAATAACAATCATTTTAAGTGCTTGTAATGCGACAACAGGAAATAAAAGTACGATTGGTACACTTCTAGGAGCAGGTGGTGGCGCATTACTAGGATCACAAGTTGGTGGTGGAAAAGGACAACTTGCCGCCGTTGCAATTGGTGCTCTTGGTGGTGCATTTATTGGTAATAGTATTGGTAATAGTCTAGATGAATTAGACAAGATTAAAATGCAAAAGACTAATCAACGTACTCTAGAACGTGCCAGAGATGGCCAGGTGATCACATGGAACAATCCAAACACTGGAAATTCTGGAACAGTAAAACCTACTCGTACATTTAAAAAGAATGGTTCATATTGCCGTGAATATCAACAGACTGTAACTATTGATGGAAAAACACAAAATGCATATGGTAAGGCTTGTCGTCAATCTGATGGTAGTTGGAAAATTCAAAGTTAAATATAGACGGTGGAATCTTTAAAGTTATTCTAAAGAAATACTGATAATGAGTATTGACAATTCACACAAATCCTGTTATTATATACTTTATAATTAGAAAGGATTTTTATGGCTGAAAAATATAAATTTGTGTCCCGTGAAGGTGACAAGTGGGCTTCTATACTTATCGACAGTGGTAAGTATAGTGGTATCATATATCAATACGGCAAGGTATCAGTGCCAGAAGAAGAGAATGAAGATGGTAATATGCCTCTTGCATTTAAATACAATGTTGTAGACTATAATGGTCACAATGAAGAATCCTTAAAAGAAACAGAAGATTTTGTCACTATAATCGGTGACATTCTTGTATTAGTCTTAGATGAACAGTTGGAGAAAGACAACCTTGAATATGCAGACGATTGAACGAACAGCACTAACTCAGCTCGTAACAAATGAAAAGTATGCAAGGAAGGTTCTACCATTTATTAAAGGTGATTATTTCTCAGATAAGACAGAGAGAACTGTATTTGAAGAGATCACAAAGTTTGTAGACAAATACAATAAAATACCTACACAAACATCTCTAGAGATAGAAGTTCAAAGTCGTAAGGACTTGAACGATTATGAGTATAACAAAGTTGTAGAGGTTATCAAAACTCTAGAACATACTGATGTAGATTTTGACTGGCTGGTGGATACTACTGAGAAGTTCTGTAAAGACAAAGCAGTATACAATGCAATTGTTGAAGGTATCTCTATCATTGAGGGTAAAGATAAGACCAGAGATGCAGGAGCAATACCAAGTATCCTTACAGACGCACTTGCTGTAGGTTTTGATAATAGTGTAGGTCATGATTATCTTCTTGATGCAGAATCTCGATTTGAATATTATCACACTATAGAAGAGAAGATTCCATTTGATCTAGACTTCTTCAATCGTATCACCAAAGGTGGATTACCACCAAAAACTCTAAACATTGCATTGGCGGGTACTGGTGTTGGTAAATCTCTGTTTATGTGTCACATGGCAGCAAACTGTTTAAGTCAGGGTAAAAGTGTCCTGTACATCACTCTGGAGATGGCTGAGGAACGTATTGCTGAACGTATCGATGCAAACCTCATGAATGTTTCTATGGAAGATTTACATGATTTACCCAAGCAGATGTTTGAGAGTAAGATAGAGAATATTATCAAAAACACCAGTGGAACACTTATTGTAAAGGAATATCCAACTGCATCAGCAAATGCTGCACACTTTAGAGGACTGATTAAGGAACTTGCGATTAAGAAAAGTTTCAAACCAGATATTATCTTTATTGATTATCTAAATATCTGTGGATCATCACGATTTAAAGGTGCAGCCAATGTCAACTCGTATATGTACATTAAAAGTATTGCAGAAGAGTTGCGTGGACTTGCAGTTGAGACAAATGTTCCTATCATGTCTGCAACTCAAACGACTAGATCAGGATTCTCTAATAGTGATGTAGGACTAGAGGATACAAGCGAGTCCTTTGGTCTTCCTGCAACTGCTGATCTGATGTTTGCACTTATCAGTAATGAAGAGCTAGACGCACTCAACCAGATTGCGGTGAAGCAGTTAAAGAATAGGTATAATGATCCAACATCAAATAAGAGATTTGTGATAGGAATTGATCGTGCAAAGATGAAACTATTTGATGTTACATTAGAAGAGCAACAGGGTCTTGCAGATAGTAATCAAACAAAAGAGATAGATAAATTTGCAGAGCCGGTGTTTGATAAGACAGACTTTGGTGAAGGGTGGCAAGTATAGTGATAAAAGATATCAAACATAATCATTACCCTTGACAAACTTCATTTTATATGGTACTATTAGATATAATAGAATAGGAAAACAATATGAGTAAGATGAAAAATTTCATGATGGATATTGAAGAGCAGATTATGGATTCAATTGCAATGGGTGCAAAGAACGATACGGATGTTCTTGAATATGTAAAAACATATATTCCGGTAGTTGATACTGATATTATCAACAAAATTGCGAGAAACCACATAGGCCATGTATAATAACAATTCAAATACGGCTGCACCACGATGTCCAAGTGAACTATGCTATATGCATAACGGTTTTACGTGCAGAG